ATTGCGGCCGCCGCCCATTGCACGTCAAAGTCTGTGTTTGACTTCTTCTGCAGAAACTGGCCAGTTGACCCGCCTGTCGGCAGACCGCCAGAAGATGATGGTGTTGTCCATTTGACGGCATAGTCATCTGGGCCGTCTTTCGTCAAAACCTGTCCGTCTGAACCTCCTGGCGGAATTGGATATCTCGCCATTGGCAAACCAACTGGGAATTCTACGATATATGAACCGCTGTCTTTCTTCACCCGCACACGGTCGCCAGCCTTGAAAAGCACACCTGAATTGCATCTGTACAGTTTCCCACCGATTGATGCTGAGCCGTCAAACTTGAGTGTGACCCCTGCAGAACTTACTTCGCCGATGGTCGCCAGAGCATAGGTGTATTCTTCCTGATTGTCTTCTGTTTTCAAAATATCATCAAGATTCATAATGCAGCCACCTTTTTAAGCGTATGCGTCATCGTGCCGCCTGGCCTCAGTTCCATTTCCCAAGAAGATTCGTAACACAGCCCTGACGCATCCGGATGCACAAGAGCAACAACGTCATCCATTCCGCAGTCTGGAATCAGTGCAGTTGTTATCTTCACGACCTCGCCAAGAAGCATGTTCTGCTGGCAAAGCTGTTGTGCATATTCGTTTAATGCACTCTGGCTTGCAATGTTGTCAACCTTGTATAGCCGTGAGATGCGTTTGCCCCTGCGTCCGATCGACAGCGGCGACACTGGCGATGTGTTTTCCGCACGTGCCACAAGCGGGGCTGTGCCGTCCGGATTCGGGCAGACACAGATAAAAACATTCGGCGCATCATAAAGATCCAGACTTGCGTATGTGCTGTCAAGCATCATGCTTTCAACATTGTTTGAATCGTATGTTCTGGCAATGTTGTCGGCAGACAGGATTTTCTTCGGCTGAAGGATTGCATACCCTCTCGAATCAAACCATAGTTCTTGATAATTTATTTCCTTCAGAAGCTGGTTGATGATCTCAAGATAACTCGTTCCAATGTCCCAATCTTCACGGGCAAAGCGCAGCGTCGCCGTTGATGGCGTTTCTATGACCAGAGCAATTCCCGCCGTCGTCAGAAGCGTCTTGATGACGGTTAAATAGTTAAGCCCAGCATTGAAATGCAGAACAGTCTCGCTGCAATAGCTTTGAACCGTCCAGCAACGGTCATATGCTTCAATGCTGATCCCTTTGCCGCTGTCCGTGCTGTTCAGCTCTACCGTAGCAGGGGCATAGATTCCGCAAGGATGTTCAACGCCGTCAATGATGACGAACGGTTCAATCTCATCTCGCAGGCTGTCAAAGATTCCATTCTGCAAGAAGTCTCCTGACAGGCTTGTTTTTATTTCTGCGGTTTTGTCAAACTGAACAGTCGGGACGTCTTTGTGGTGAAGTTCAGTGACCTTCACCCCGTTTCTGAGCACGTCAAAGCGGACGTCTAAATTTCTCACAGCGTCACCACCTCACTGAAGTGGATTTGCTGGATCGTGAAGTCGTACCCAACAAAGAACCGTGATTCTGTCTTTGAATACGCTGAGAAGATGCCGACCACAGCGTTATCTTTGGGCGTTTTTACGCACACTGTTTTTTTGTAGAATCCTTCAAACTCTGCCGCTTCGCCGAGATCCATGAACGCCGTCCGGAAAGAGATCGATTTATCTGCAAAGGAAGACGTTTCTGCAATCGGGTACTCTGCGCCGCTGAAGTGGAACAGATTCACGGTCATTGCCTTGGATTCCATTTCATCACGATATTGCATAGGCGAATATTGCAGGCGCATCTGGTCGCCTGTGTCTGTGTCAATGATCGTCAACGTGTCAACATGCGCCGCCGCCGCCACCGTGTTTGACAGTGACGTTGCATTGTTATCGCTTGCCCTATACTGTCGCACAGAATAAATGTGTTCCCCCACCGCCAGAGAATCCACATATGCCATTTCTGACGTGACAGCGATCTGATTGCTGTCACGATAGACGATGAACATGCCGTCTGAATATTCTGTTGCTGTCCATGTCAGGCTTACATCGCTCCCGCTCTCTGCTGTCAGCGTTACCGTTCCGGTTGACGTTGCCGCAACATTCAGCGGTGATGTGCCGTATTCCGACCACAGGCCATAGGAGTTGACCACAGAAACTGAAACCGTATAGTTCCCGTCTGATAAGTACATCGGAACAACAAGGCTTGTGGCTGTGCCGTACATCACGCCAGAGTCATAAAGGTCATCAATCTTGACCCTGTAACCCTGCTGATCAGTTGACTGCCATGACACTGTCGGTCTTGCTTTCCCGTCTGTGCTGACATTTGGCTTCGGCGGTGCAGAAACAACAAGAAACGGTGTTGCTTCAGACCATGCGCCATATGTGCCATCTGTGTTTGCAGTGCGCACTCGCCAGTAGTTTTGCCCAGCGGGGAATGTTCCCGCTCCAATGTTGGTGCTCTGGCTGTCTCCGGAAATAGTCACCACGTTCGTCCATGTTGTGCCGTTTGTTGATCTCTGTATCTGAGCCTCACTCTGTGCTGTTCCCGTTGATATGACATGCTGCCATGTGAACGTGATCGGCTGAGAACCGTCTTCCATCGTGTTCTTTGGCGTCAGCGCAACAGCGGCATCCGGTGTGACCTCAACGGTCGTCAGTGTCTGCCATTCGGATGTTGTTGTTAATCCGGTGCTGTCGGTGATTTCCGCTTGCCACATAACAGTATCTGTTGAAAACGTGTTTGCCGGTATCGTGCAAGACAGATCAGTGCCACAGTCAATCTCTGTTACTGTGCCGCTTGCGCTTGTCTTCCACCTGAACGTCGATGCGGTTACAGTCACATCATCGATGGCGTAGCCGTTGCGATCAAATCCCCACGTAAATGTGTTATCTGAAAATTTTGGAACATACGCCCCAGAAGACGGCGAAACAGAATTCACACGAAGGAATGCATCTGCATCGGAGAACGTAACTTCTGCATAAGGCACATGTGAACTGCCAACAAGGTCAAAACCGCTGTTGTTCAGGCTTTTCGTGACAGGCCTCAGATAAAACGACAGGCCAATGCCTTCACGCAACATTTTGGCATATCTGTTTGGATATACCAGCTGTGGATATGCAGCTGTAAACGTCCACCAACCGCTCGACAGAATTGATGGCGTTTTGAGTTCTATTGTCGGAAGTTCCTGCGTGTTATATGTGATATCGCTTTTGTATTCAGCGTTACCCGCACGGGCTTCAAGTGTTGCGTCGCCTGTGTTGTTATAGCAGTAAACATGGAGCGTTATAGCAAGGACAGCTTTCTGTCTGTATTCCTCCGCAGGTGCTTCAATCTTCAAAAAAGAGCAATCATTGACGGATTTATCTGCGCTTGACCTTCTCCCTGTGAATGTCGTGTCCGGTGATTCAAGCTTCGTGTATCTTGATTCGACCGCATAAAGATTCACCTTTGTTGACATCAAATCACCCCATTCTGCTTGTGACCCGTGCGTTCTGCGCTATCCGGACAATGTCGTTGAATTCCCTGACGTTTTTTGCATCAATCGTGATGTTATAAGTAACGCTGCCAGATGTCATGCGGCTTTCCTGTGCGTTGTCGATGCGTGTGCCCTTCGGCAGCCATACACGTTCTGCGCCGTTTTCACCGACCCATGTTGCGCCGCCCACAAAGTTCTGCGTTCCGGATGCATTCACTCTCTGACCGTTCGGGGAGTACATGCCCCTTTCATAGCCGTTCAGGCCATAAAATGATTGATATTGCTCCCAGTTCCCTTCTTGCTGCATGACTGTGCGCTGGTAGTTGCTCGGGTTGTATTTATCCCAGCCGAGTGCCTGACCGATTCCCTTGAAATCGAATGTCACCATTGACTTGATGACGTTTATCGAGTCAGCAATCAAAGCGAAAAGCCGTGATAGCCCGTTCAGGATATCAGAAAGTCCTTTGAATGAGTTGGTAAGCTTCGGCACGCCGTCACTGCCGAGGGATTCCACAGGGTTGATGATGTTGGAAATCGTTTGCAGGATAGCCGCCAGATTTGTAATGATGCCAGAATCAATGAGTGCCTGACCAGCCTGCTGAATGAATGCAGTCCATGATTTATATAGTGATTCGACAGCAGGCGCAAGTTCCACAGCCATCTGATTCCCGACAGCTTCCTGTGTTGCCTGCAAGCGTTGGTATGCGTCATCAACAGCGCCAAGGGCATCAAGGTCATCCGTGCTGAGTACATACCCCATGTCTTCCGCTTCTTTGGCGTATTCCCTCATGGCTTCACTGCCTTTGAGAATCAGCGGATTCAATTCTTCTGCGGAACGCCCAAAGATGTCCATTGCGAGTGCATCCCGCTCAGTAACGTTCTGGATCTGACCAAGTGCGTCAATGCACTCATAAAACACATCCTGTGCATCACGCAGATTTCCGCTTGAGTCAGTGACCGAAACGCCGAGTTTCCTGAATGCCGCCTGAAGCTTCTCCGAACCATTTGCTGAATCCTGCATGTTATTTTTCAGCTTCGAGAGTGACCCTCTGATCGTGTCAAAAGAAACGTCAATCAGCTCTGCTGCATACTGCATTTCTTGGATGGTGTTGGTATCCAGTCCGGTGATCTGCGACAGTGTCAGGATGTTGTCTGCGTTTGACGCCGCCTGTGTGGTCATGTCAATCAGTTTTTTATATGCGGCGGCAACCGCCGTGATGGCGGCGACAACGGCGGCGGCTTTCGTTGCTATCGCCTTCATGCTTTCGGCATTGATTTC